GTTGGATGCGAACGAGTCACAACTCCAATATAAACCAAATGCGCTGGAGCAACTTGTTTTGTAGTTGTATAGGCCCCCGCAACTGTTGATGACAAATATAATTGAGTCCCCTCTGTAATTCCAGAAGTATCCAAACCAATAATATCACCAATGCAAACAACGTATCCGTTGGAATTGTTTGCCAAATCCGCTTGTAACATTCCGAAAGTCTGGGCCGACGTAGAGTCTCCAGTCGCAATTGCTTTCGAAACCGTTGGTTTGTTACCATTGGCACCCGAAATATAAACAATTGTACCTTTTGTCAAAGTCGCTCCAGTTGTATTTCTCACCTCACGAACCAAAGTTCCTGATTGTCCCGCAACTGGGAACGTAATCAACGAACCATCTCCCGCAATGTATTGAGTCGTGTCTCCCGTTGGATCGTCAAATTTACCATCCAATGCCGTTTGAGTTGCAGTCGATATTGGTTTATTCAAATCGGATGTATTATCCACATTGCCCAATCCTACCGCGGATTTGTCTAGCGTTTGCCAAGATTTGTCCCCTCTCCAATATTGAGAAATTGTTCCCGCAGTAATTGTTGGCTCTTTTGTATTTAGAGCGTTTTGCAAGTCTGTTTGATCGCCTAAATTTCCAGTGATTCCACCCCAAATTGCCTGATTAGCAGCAATTTCGATATAAACTGAACCACTCCAACGGAATATTTTATTGTTGTCGAGTGTGATATAAATTTTACCTATCTCCCCACTTGTCGGCAACGCTGCGTAATTTGCCACTTCAACAACATCGTCAACATAACTCGGCAATTGTGTACTAGGAACTTTTCCGCCTACTAAATCGGCTTTCAATCCTAGGGCCGTAACCAAATCCGTTTGATCGGTTAAATTCCCCTCAATCGCTCCCCAAATAGCGGTCGAACTGCCTCGGGTAACATTTATTTCAACAACCGATGGCGTAACGTTTATTTCTACATTTGGAGCGTTATCGGTAACCGCAATATCAACAATTTGATCGTTCGGTTGTGGAGTGATTTCTATTATATTAGTCGTCTCGGTAACATTGATTTCTATATCGTCGCCCATCTTTTTATTATTTTGTTACTTCATTAGTGATATTAAATGTCCCGCTTACGTATGTTTTTACAACTCCACTCGATAAAGTAATTTGTATATCGTAAACGTATGTATAAGGCTCAATATCTATAATTTGAGAATTGATTTTAAATTTTCCAGCCGTTGCGTCTGTAATTGTAATACCCGCAGAACTTACCGAGGTTAAACTCAAGGCAGCCGTTGAGGTATTGTCGAATTTTCTCAATTGCATTTTAATAACTGCGCCCGTTAAATTAACGGCAACCGTATTGACTTTTAACTCAAACGGAACCTGGTCGAACGTATCCCCTTTTTTGTGTGTGAAATTTAGTGCCATATTATCGTTTTAAGTCCCCCGCGTCGTTTTGTAATAAATTTTTCATTTGTGGTAAATACCAACCTCCAAAATTTGCACTTAAAAAAGGCAATTGATCTCCCGTTTGTGCGATATAATATTCTGGAAAACTCGCATAGTTAACGATCATATAATCGATAAACTTTTGCGTGTAATTTTGAGCGATTTGTCTTTGCTTTTCAACTAAATAGTCAACCTCTGATTTCTCAACGGATGTACTATTCTCGCTATTGTGTTTATATACCCCCTTGTTTGCGATTGTATAGGCGCTAAAAGGCAATATCTCTACCAATGCCCACTGGCATAACATAGGCTTAATATAATCGTTTAAAAGGCCCAAATAAGGGTTGGCCAATGCACCCGCAACTATATCGTCGTTTATTTTTTTGAACAACTTACTCCCTAAATAAGAATAAATGTGCGTGTCTTGTGCAATAATAACAAATTGCTTTGTTTTGTCTGGGTCTAAATTCCCGTTTAAAGCGGTGAATTGCTTCAACTCTTTATCACTTATAAATAATGCTTTCATCTTATTTTGGTAAAAATCCCATATTCGGCATATCGATCGGCTTTTGATATACTAGAGGGTTGTTTGTTGGTAAAATCTCTCCCGCTTTTCGTGCTTGTGCTGCGGTAATTTGCTCCGCGTTTGGATTGTTAACGTCTGCCTTTTTACGATACGTTTCACGTGTCCAAAAATGATGACAAGCGCCTCCGCCTTTGTATAAAAATATATCGTAAGTATTTGCTCCTTTTGGTCCCCATCCCTCGTTTACTGGTTGTGAACTCATTCGAACGATGTCCTCTTTGCGATATACTTTGTTTGCATTTAACATTTTAACACAAAACTCGCGACTATTTGCGCTCAAATTTCCGCTATATCTGTAACGTGATTTAAAAAGTTCTCCGTCTTGTTCCGATTTTGCGTTTGGAATTGCAGAACCAGTTGAGACGAAATTCACTATTTTAGATAATAACGATTTTTTTGGATTGTTTAAAGCGTTCAATTCAGCGTCGAGTTTTTCCTCTTCGTTGTAATCAACTTTTCTCGAGTCGATCAATTCCCACTCATCCAAATCAATTTCCTCACCAAACTCGTCGAGGTTTATTTCGTCAATATGTGAACTCATTTTGATCTCGTTTGCATTTGCTTGAGCAACTTCGTAACGATCAACCAAAGAGTTTAACGGTTTGAAATATAAATCCAAACTAAAACCATTATAAGCCAAAATTTTGTCTATACCATCGCAAAAAGTTTCCTGGAATGGGATAATAACATTATTTTGAAATAATACCGATGCCGTTTTCAATTCGTCAGCGTTTGAACTAAATCCATTTGCCGACGGAATACCGAACAACAAACCAGACGTAACTCCGTGAGAAAGCAAAATTTTTCCTCTTGCCTCTTCGCTCAAATATTCGTATTGGTCCGCTGCTCTATTCAAAGGAATTGAATCGATCGTTGTTTTTTTGGTTTCGTCACTATTAAACGCAACAATTATTTTGTTGCCACTAGGCCCAGAGGCTTGAGTTTTTACAGAGTCCGAAATTGTTTTTTGTTGGTCTTCGGTTGGTATCCCGTTGTTGAAATTGACAACTGTCAAAGGCGAAAATCCGCTCTCAACTAACGAAATAAGATATTCGGCCACATCCTCCTCAAGTTTGCAATATGCCAAACCTCCTAAATAATCTACATTTGAAAAATATTTTTGACCGATTGTATAGTTCCCAATCATTAAAATTTCAAGAGTTCTATTTCCGTTTCCAAATGATGGAATTAATTGCGGCGGAAAATCTCTTAAATTATCCCAGTTATCAGAATAGTAATAATTTTCAATAATTCCCTCCTTATTACATTTTTGAGGGCGTAATAAATGTACGGGTATGTGTTGAACCTCAACAATAGTTTTTTTATTTTTGGCGTAAATAACTTGCAGCGCACATTGGCCCAAAAGTTTTAAATCCGTGATCGCTCTCTTTGTTACCTCTTTTGAAAATAACATTTTCATTTGAGCGTACTCACTAGGTTTTTTTGCAGCGTCTTTTGCGTCAAGTCCCTTGCCGTAAATTAATTTAACGATGTTATTTATAACCTGATTGTTTGTTGTTGAGTTGTTGTAACGATCAATTAAAAATTGATAGTAATTATTTTTAACGCCAAACTTTACCCAGTCATCCTGGCGAGTCTCAACTGCTTTGGGCGGGTTGTATGCCGTTAATTCAACAATTTGTATATTATTACTCATAAAAAATGGTATTATTTTCAGACACTACGTAAGTGTCTTTATTTATTGTATATGAATCCGTGCTTTGATTAGTGCAAAATATTTTGTCCAAATATATAATTTCGTTATTGGCTCCTATCACTTTTAAATTATAGAAATGATTTTCTTTTAAATCAAAAACAGTTGTACACGTTGTATAATATTTTTCGGTTGTAAAACTTGGAGTTATATTTTGTATCTCTTCGGTAGATTCATTTCTAATTTGCAAAGAAACTGCTCCACTCCTCAAAGGAATGAAACTAATTTTTTGCGGTTGATTTGATTCTAATAGTATTATCATAATAGTATAACGTTTTAATTTTGTTTTTGTTTTACAAAAAAACCCCCTAAAATTAATTAGAGGGTTTTTAACATTATAAAAACAAATTTATTAAACTCCAGTAGTAACGGTATCAATTACAGTTGAAATTGCACCCTCCAAAAAGTTCGCTGGAACTGGTTCTTGTCCAGAGATTTCCAAAGTGTATCCTGAGAGGTCGCCAAGTGCAGTCCCAGTAACAATTGTACCTCCAGAAACTTCCAATCCGTGAACTAAACCAGCAAAGAAAAAGTTTCCGTTATTATCCTCAACAATAACTTGAGGGCGGCCCATAGCCAATAACTTCAATTCTTTGTGATCCTTAACTGTTAATTTCTTTAAAGATAAAGAAAGTTTTTGTTCGAAATAAGTAGTTCCATTTTCGCGAGAAGTCACGAAAGTTTGCTCGAAAGAGTTTGTTCCTTTTAAATCATATTTTACGCCAGTTATAGTTCCAGTAATAGACGCAATTGCATCTGTATTAACTGAACCATAAACAACGTCGCTCGGATCAATCAAACCGCTTGTAATAAAGTAAACGGATTTTAAACCTCCGTTGCTAGATTTACAAGGCTCCAATCTTCCTAAAGATAAATCGCACGCCATAGTATATTTTTTTTTAAATTAAGGGGGAAAATTAATTCCCCCTATTATTATTTATTATCCTCCGTAAAGAACTCCTTTTGATGCTTGTCCTACGTTAGCAGCTAAAGTATAGATACTTCTAACGAATTGAGTATCTCCATCGTTTACCAATTTACCAACTTCGAAACGGTTAACGTCATCTAACAAATCAGTGTTCCAAGATACGGCCGCTTTTCTTTGAGCGTAAGCCATATTATTAGTCGGTGCTGGAACGAATAACATTTCAACTCCATTGTAGTAACATTTTGAATCGTTAGCAGCAGAATCAAACAAGAAGTTGATTTGTTGAGCCGCTCCGACTGCGTTGTTAGCGATACGAGCTAATTGTCTCCAAGATCTTGGAGCATAAATAACAACTGGAGAAACAGTGTCCGCCAATAATTCAGCTGGAATTGCTGCGTATATTTTAGCACATTCCGCAGCGATGTTTGCAGCAGTTACAGTTGTACCAATTACTTTGATATATCCACCGATTGCAGCGTTATCGTAAAGAACTTTCGCAAATACACCATCAACCAAACCAGCAGTTAAACCAACAACGGCAGTTTGAGTTGCAGCAGTCATTGACCCTTGTGCATTCCCTGGAGTTAACGCAGCGATTGCAGTTTTAGTTGCGGCAGTAATTCCACCCCAGAAAATGTTTTCTGCGTCTTGTGAAACGTTTGGAGCAACCATTGCTAAAACAGTAGAAGCAAACTCGTCTGATTCAATGTTAAAAGCACCAGGATTCATTGAACGACCAAAACGAGCGGCTCTCAATGATTCTTGCAAAAATGTTTGTTTGTATTCCAATTTTGTTGGAGTAATAACTCTATCCGAGATATTCATTGCACCACTGTTTGAAAGTGCTGCACCCGTGTAAAGTTGAGCAGTAACGTCAACAGACGCCTCTGTAAAAATTGTACCCGCTTTGATGTCGGTATTAAATGTTACGTATCCGTCAGCGATTGTTTTGTTCGCGAATAATACTTCCTCAAGGATCGGTTCAACCGCTTTCCCTCTGATGTCAACTGGACTGTATGAAATAGCCATATTTTTTTAGTTTAGATTTTTTTTGATTGATCTGAATTTTTCCAATGCGGTCATTGGTCTTGTTTGTGCTGGCTCTGGGTTAAATGAAATTG